GCTTTGCATATTTCTGCATTGTATCTCGCCATCTCGGATTCAACAGACACGAAATCCGTAGCCCAACCGTGTTTCTTCACCAAATAAGGATTCCCACGCCGATGCTGGATTACGGCATTTGCTAGCACAGTCAATGACGGGAATTTAGGAAGAACTTTTGTGCTATCCCAATTTGTTTCAGCTTGAAGAAATCTGAAACCGTTTGGTACTTGCCGGCTCCTGTCTTTGAGCGTTACTGGCATGGCGGTATAACTACTTGTATGGATTCTCTAACTTTTAATCGTGCTTCAATATGAATGGGATTATATTGAACCCACCCGTTCTCACCACGCGAGAAATGCGCTCCGTCTGAAAGTCTTAACCACAGTTTAGGACCTTTATGCGGCGGCTCAATCTCGCTCTCATACCATTGGACATTGATATTTTGGTCAGTCTTTATGCACATCTGTCAAGCAGTTCGATAATCAAGTTCGTGTGACTTTCTAAACCCATTCACTCTGTCTCTTAAAATCCGTTTCCAAACATCGTCCTGTTTTGCTCTTGGGCTTGACGCACTCTTAATTATGAAGCCACGGCGACGGGCAATTTCAACGCCACAAACCAGCGCGTCGAACAAGTCCGGGCTACGACCCGTCTTGAGCTTCATTTTGTCCTTCGGCTCAACCTCGGTTTTGTTTCCGGCGGCAAAGCCCCATTCTCTCATGCAACCCTCCATCATCACGTCCTCGGTCATGCCCCTGAACTGACCGGATTGAACAATAAGCGCAACAGAATACCACAACTCAGTTACAAACTTCGAATAATAATCCTTACATTGAATGTCGATGGCGTCTGAAACGGGACGCTCAGTTGGTTTGCCGCCGAACTCAATCCCATTCACGCGATCTGACCAACGACGGCAAAATGATTGCATCAACGAACCTCTGCCGGTCGAGTCAAGACCGACATTCTCCGGTGGGATGTTGCGGCTTTCGCATTGTTCTTTAACGAAGTCTGCAATTTGATCTTCTGGCAATTTTATCTTTTCCTTGTCCGTTTCAACGCCTCCGAAATTAACTGGAACAAGCATAGTTTCAATCAGCGCCATGATTTGCTTGTTGTTGATGTCCAACCCGAATTGCAACTCTCCAAAAACACATCTGTCACCGCCAACCGCGCCATAAGCAGCATCCAAGAATCCGATTTTTGTCTGCTTTGTGTCCTTCCACACTGGTTCTTCCATTGCGCCGAACTTCAAACATTTTTGACGAGTTAAAACGCGCTTCATTCCTTGGCCGCGCGGCATTCTGGATTCGTCCATCATCGTGTACTGCAAACTGTCTTTTCCGTAAAACGCGATGTCAGCGTCGATTTGTTCCTGAGTGATAAGCGGGATGCCAAGTTTACCATCAAGATTCGGAGAATCACTGCCAGGAAGCTGAACGCAGACACCGTTTGGCCATCGAATAGCCCATACTTTTGTGCCAGCGTTCTGGTCAATCCCACCATCCCAGCCACCAAGTTCTGACGCTGGCTCGCATATCACTCCGGCTGCATCGGTTGTGTCCTTAGGATTCGCAAGCACGATGCCCTTAAAACCCTCGTTCTTGTTCAGGTTTGAAAAAGAGTCAACGTACGCTCTAGGCATGTGTGATCCCTCATCACAAACCAAGATGACAAATTTATTTTTTCTGCCGCTGAAAGTCCCCATCCCTTGATAATTTCCTCCTTTCTTACACGGAATCCCGACCATCCCGGAACGAAAATCGCGGCCTTCATCTGAAAAGATATCGCTTTTGTCTGTGAGTATTCGCTGGCGAGAATCAATGACATGACCAGGAAGCCAATCAACATTTCTACGAGCAAGACGGTGTTGGCGTTTAATCTCGCCCCAGATACGATCCTCCAGTGTTTCCCTCTCCGTTGATGAGACAATGACGGTTGTGCATTCAGGCCAAGCGTAATAAAAATGCCTTACAAAATCTCCAGCCTCCCTGGATTTTCCACTGGACGCGCATCCCAATACTCCAATCACTTTATGTTCGATGAACTTTTCAAGAACCAGTTCGTTCCATTTATGCCACACCTTTTCCGGGCAGGTAATTTGCTGAAATCGTTTGTGATGATAGAAAAGTCCGTTGCCGGCAATCTTCCCGCTTTTTCGGATTACTATTCCTCCAGCCCTAATCATGTCAATTTCTATCTGAGCGGGATGCGTTGCCATCGGCCACAACAGCCCATATAACTCTCGTTTCTGTGCCTCTCCACGCGGCATAATTCAGTTTTTATGAGGCACGGTTGGCAGAAATGGGCCACCTAGGGCTATTGTGTCACCGAACTTTAATGGGTCCAGTTCTTTCACCGGCTGAAGCAGATAAAGTTTTCCACCGGCTGATATGAAAGCGCAGATCAAGTTCGGCTGGCGACTATCACAGGCCACGTACACGCCGGTGTTTTCAAGCATGGCTTCGACATCAGGACGGAGCGATGTGACTGGAATATTTCTGGCAGCCATAATCTAATCTTGCTTTGACCTTACGTCTAACGCATGATTGAGGCAATAACTTTGTGGCAAACGGCAGTTTACGAATTGTAGATGGAAGCACTTCATTTGAATCCGGGGTCAACTCTGGAGTCAACACAACCATCGCCAGCCCCCATAATCCAAATGGCCTGAAACGTACGGCTCTAGCTTGGTTGAATAACGGGACAGTCCGAGGTGGCGGCATTTCCAATCGCACCGGCTATCGACCACTCGTTCAAGGCGTGCCGTGGTCAGGTCTGTATCAAGGCGGTTATCTCCACGAACCGGACGCAGCCAACCCGCATTTGATTCTGTCCATCGGCGGAAGAATCTATCAGGTGCGAGTGGACACGGATAACAGCGTGCGCGATTTATCTGCTGATTTCGGACTCATAAATCCGGCAGATGTCGCACAGGGATTTTTCGAGCAAGGCGAACTTTGGACGGTGATTCAAGCCGGTGATTTCGTTACAAATCCCCTGTTCTGGGACGGCACGACCTTGCGCCGATCAAATGGCATAACCGGAATCACAATTCCAGGCGATCCCAATGTGAACGAAATCCCGCCGGCTGGCCCAATGCATTATTACATGGGCCGTTTATGGTACGCTTTCGGACGGACATATTGCGCCGGCGACATCGTTAAAGGCCCAACCGGGACGGCTGGAGCACCATATTTCAGGCGTGACTCTATCCTTAAAGTAACTGAAAGCCCAGTTGGATCGGTTGGTGACGGGTTTGTTGTTCCGACCAATGCCGGGAACATACGCGGCATCACCAGCACGGCAGAATTGGACACGGCAACCGGGGAAGGCAGACTTTACATCGGCACAAGAAAAACCGTGTATCGCCTGGCCGTGCCTGTAAAACGGACTGACTGGATTCTGGCGGATAACACGAACAATCAACCGTTCCAGACAGTCGTACAGACCAGAAACGGGTTTGTAAACGACCGCAGCCTTGTGCCAATCAACGGCGACCTGTTTTATCAGACATTGTTGCCGAGCATCGCATCTTTGGCGTTGTCTATCCGTAATTTCGGGCAATGGGGCAATAAAGGCATTTCCAAGAACGAAACTCGCGCCCTACGATTTAATGATCGAGCTTTGCTGCACGCAGCCAGCGGCATCGAGTTCAACAATCGACTCTATCAAACCGCAATTCCGTTCACGTCGCCAGTCGGTGTGGCGCACAAAGGCATCCTGCCGCTTGATTTGGAAATCTTGACCACATTGCAGGAAGATTTGCCGCCGGCATGGGAAGGCATTTTCGAGGGACTTGACATCCTGCAACTGTTCGAGGGCGATTTTGGCGGTCTGCAAAGGGCATTCGCCGTGGTTGTGTCGAGAAAGACCGGCGACATCGAGGTTTGGGAATTGACACAGACCGAACGGGATGACGACGGAGACAACCGGGTGTCCAGGGTCATTGAAACACCTTCATATGATTGGTCGATTGCAGGATCGAATGTGTTTAGGTTGAAACAGCTTGAGACGATGGAATTATGGTTCGACAAGTTGTTTGGGACGGTTGAATTCGAGACTTATCTCAGGCCAGATCAGCACCCATGCTGGATACCGTGGCATGCATGGAAAGATTGCGCTGCCCGCGATTGTTCGGAAGATTTAGACGCCGCTGTTTGTCCAGATTACCCGCGAGAACCCTATTGCGAACAGTATCGCGCCACGATTACTTTGCCCAAACCCCCTGAATACTGTAACGTTACGCAAAAGCGCGGCGTGAATGTAGGTTATCAATTTCAAATCAAGATCGTGACAAAAGGCTGGAATCGCATACGCGGTCTGTTGCTCCATGCGTTGCCGTTAGATAAAAGGCCGTTTGAAGGAATTATTTGTTAAAATGCCAACTATTCTTTGTGAACAAAAGATCAGCAATTGCCCTCCATGCAATGACGATCCGTTGGCTAATTCCTCGTCTGAAGATGCGGATATTGACAGGTTCTTAAGGGTCGAGTTCTTCATCCCTATTGGATTCCCGCCGCTTAATTTTCCATTCACACAACTTGGCTGTAAACGCTGGTGCTGGTCGGAAGTGTCACAGTCTGATGCCGACGATTGCGCTCGCAGACAGGCTCTTGAATGTCTTGAGATCGAAAATCCGTGTGTCGCACTTGAAGATGGAACATGCGTATTTCCGCCAACCAGATTCCAGAATAACGCCCAAACCGGAAGTTTCGCTTGCCCTGATGGATCGGTTTATTCATTCACCGTGCCGTCAGGCACATTCTACGGAGACAGCCAGCAGATTGCTGATGCACTGGCGTTGTCAGCCGCTCAGGAACGCGCCAGAACGCTTCATTTCTGCCCTATCATACCGGCGATCTGTCCGTGCGTTAATACTCCAAGCATATTCAGTTTAAGCGTTACAGGAGGCACAGCGCCGTTCTTCTGGTCGATTGCAAGCGGCAGCCTTCCGACTGGGATGACTCTCAGTGCTGATGAGGGAAGAACAATTGAATTGGTTGGAACCCCGACGCTGTTCGGATCGTCAACATTCACACTCGCCATAACTGACAGATTTGGTGGCACGCTGACCAAGGTGGTTACATATCGGGCAATTTCTATCACAACAACCACACTTGATCCGTTCACGGTTGGAGTGCCGTACTCGTTCCAGTTGCAGGCCGCCGGCGGCAGCAGCAATTACGCATGGAAACTTGTCTCAGGCAGTTTGCCAGCGGGACTGAGCATGAGCATTGGCGGTCTTATCTCAGGCACTCCTACAACCGACATCGCAACGGATTTCTCCGTCACGATGATCGACGTGGAGTGTCAGAACGCCGACAGAACGTTTTATCCCCCGAAAGTCAGTTTGGTCGGACGGTCGAGAACCACAATCGCCACAATCTTGGGATATGCGGAACTTACCGGATTTGCATCTACGCCTCCAAAACGATATAAAAGCATCACATGGGCTGGGACAAGCGAACAGACAGCTAGAACATGGGGCGGCGATCCTTGCGGTGGAGCAAAATATGAATGGAACGGCTCCGGCAGCATCAACAATCAAGGCGTTCAAGTATCGAATTATCTCAAAAACTTTTTTGCTATGTGCCCGTCCACAACGAACTGGCCTGGAATCACTTCCATACCAAGTTTTGGATTGAGCGTGCTCAAAGGCTATTGCTGGACGCTTGATCCAAATAGTTGCTCGTCCTGCCCGACTCTATTCCCAATCGTTGGAAATGTCGCCACAAATAATTTTTGGAATGACGACAGCGATTTTATCAGTTCATCAATTGTTCCAACATCATCGACATTAGCTCAAAGGACGAATGGAACAACTCAGGTCGTTGCTTTGGACTCAAGCGGGGTCGTGAATTTCCCTATAGCTAATGTCAACGGAATAGATGCTCATTGGGTAATTGTCAGTTCAACAAATAACTATTCCGCCACGTTAAGCGACGAATACACGGACGCGATTGCACTAGCCAACGCCGTCATTTACACCTCCAACGGGCGAGTAGCGCAGAGCAGTCCTCGCACGACCGGGTTTGTCTCGACGTGGACGACAGTTGACTTTGACCTGCAATTGAGCAATCTCATCATTGGTGAAACATATAAAGCAA